ATTGTATAATCAACACCAGGAACTTGTAGAAGCCCGTTAACAGAAACTAATATATTATTAGCTTGTGTTACTGTCTGTGTTAATGTATAATTAGTATTAGAACCATTTCCAGTGTTCTTTTGACTATAGAATATCAGAGCCATTTAATGCCTATATAAATAATATTAATTCCTACATATTTATGTTTTACGTGAGGTTGTTATGAAATACCCATCTATTGCTATTTTAGATCTGATTGGGCTTGTATATGATGGCGATACGCTATCAAAGCGAGGTTTAGGTGGATCCGAATCTGCTGTCATTCTCATCTCTAAAGAACTGGCCAAATTAGGATTTCCTGTAACTGTCTTTAATGCTTGTCAAGACGACGATAGTAGTCCAGGTATTTATGATGACGTAACTTACAGACCAGTCGGTAGCATTACTAATAATGATGTATTTGACATTGTTATTTCATCGAGAACCGTGGTTCCTTTCGTTCCAAATCATTATTATGAGGCATTCAATAGAGCGACTGCATATCCTTGTGCTATATTTCAAAACATGCGTAACAAGGCAAAGCACAAAATTCTCTGGATGCACGATACTTTCTGTAATGGAGATATCAATCTAGAAGATCTCGCTGTCAACGGACATATCGATAAGATATTTACCTTATCTGATTTTCATACATCATATGTCTCGACATGTGATCACGGCAAGAGGCGTAACTTCGAAGTATTGAAGAACAAGATATTTCAGACAAGAAATGGGATCGTCAATTATCTTGATGAAGTAGATATATCAAAGAAAGATCGCAACTTATTCGTATATAATGCTTCTGTGACAAAAGGAATGCTACCTCTCATCGACAGGGTATGGCCTAAGATCAAAAGGCATATACCAGAAGCACGATTGAAAGTGATCGGCGGGTATTATAGGTTTCGTTCTGACGGACCCCTAGATGCTCAAGGTGAGACGCATCAGAAGCTAATCCAAGATGAGAAATACAAAACTCTTGGCATCGAGTTCACGGGCATCATATCTCAGAGAGAGATCGCCGAGATATTATCTCAAGCATCCATGTTCCTTTATCCGGGAGCATTCCCAGAAACGTTTGGCATCTCTACATTAGAATCGCTCGCATATAATACGCCTCTGGTTGCGACTAGATTTGGTGCGTTAGAAGAGACTGCTATAGGTAATGCGTCTTATTTTATCGACTATGCTATCGAACCAAATAGTCTATTCAGAGATATCAATATAGAAACTCAGTGTGAGCGTTTTGCCGGATTAGTTCTTACTGCGTATAATAATCCTTATCTGCATCAGCAGAAACAATATTACTGCAACATAGTCAAAGATATCTCTACCTGGGATACGGTCGCTCTGCAATGGAAGCAACATTTCTTTAAAGAATTAAATCATTACCTTCCTGTGGATGAATATCGTAAAGTGTCTTATATCAATGATCGAGTGCATAAAGTATTCGGGCGTAGGTTTAGCAACAATGAAGAATGGAACACGTTTACGCAGAATAAAGAACAGCATATCGCTGTGATCACGCCTTTCTTTAATGCAGAGCAATATATCTTGAGGTGCATCGATTCTGTTGCTACACAGAACTACAACAACTGGACGATGTATCTGATCAATGATGCCAGCACTGATAGTGCCAAGTTTGCGATCAATCATAAATTAAAGACATTGCCAGAAGATATCAGATCCAAGATTACAATCATTACCAATAATGAAAATAAAGGTGCTGTGTATAATCAGATAAACACGATTAAAAATGTGTTTGGTCTAGACACTATCGTGATGCTCCTCGATGGTGATGATGCGCTGATCAATGATAACAACATATTTAATTTCTACAATAATCTCTATGCTGATGGTAAGACGGATTACTCATATGGAAGCTGTTGGTCAGAAGCGGATAACATTCCTCTGATCGCTCAACCATATCCAAAGGCGATCAGAGATTCTAAAAGCTATCGAGAATATAAGTTCAATTGGGGAATGCCGTATCCTCATCTCAGGACATTCCGTAGAGAGTTGTTGAATAATATTAATGATTCTGTATTTAAAGATGAGAACGGAGAATGGTTCAAAGCAGGCGGTGATAATGCTACATTCTATAATATAATAGAAAGAGCTGATCCTGATAAGATCAAAGTCGTGCAGGATATCGTCATGCTCTATAATGACAAGAACCCACTGAACGATTATAAAGTCAATGGTGAACTTCAGAATCAAACAGCAAACAAGATCACAAATTCGAATGATAAGAAGATACAGATAAACAAAGTAGAAGTAAATTCTACACCACGTCCTATGAATGTAGAAATAGTTCAAACAAAAGAAATGGTTGTAAAGAACGTCATGAAAAAAAAGATCTTAATCGCGATTCCTACAGCAAAGAACATCGAACCCAACACTTTTAAATCGATATATGATCTGAGAGTGCCTGAAGGATATGAGACGACATATCAGCATTTCTATGGGTATAATGTAGATCAGGTACGCAACTTGATCGCTGATTGGGTCGTCAAAGGATTCGACTATCTGTTTGCAGTCGACTATGACGTATCATTCCCGTCAGATACGTTAGAGAAGTTATTGTCACACGACAAGGATGTAGTGTCTGGTATCTATAGGCAGCGTAATCCTGACACACAGACCCTAGAGATATTCGAAGAGAATGATAGGGATGGATATTCTCATGTCGAATGGGAAAAAATCCGAGGTCAAGGATTGGTTCGTATCGGAGCTTGTGGATTTGGTTGTGTTCTTGTCAAGAAACAAGTAATGGCAGATATCGGATACCCGCAGTTTGTCTATAAGTCAGCGATAGATCACAACAATACATTCAGTGAAGATCTGTATTTTGCTAAGAAGGCGAAAGAAAAAGGATTCGAGATATACGCAGATACGACGATACTGTGCGATCATACGGGATCTTATACGTTCCGAGTTCAGTAGACAGGGACTACTGGCGCATCTCTAGGAACAGCAGGAAGCGTGCCTAACATATCAGTCGCTTCCTGTTTTAGGACTGATATGGGTTCTATCGTCTGATTGATCAATTTAACGATGATAGTCGTCTGCAAAGGAGCATACCTGCCAGTCGTCACCAGTATGTTATTGAACTTCGATACGGTTATCTTAGAGTCACGCATTAACGAGTGACTCCAGGATTCACTGTGACAAAACCTTCTATTATCCTGGATGTAACGTTGCTAGAATATAATTCTAAATCATAGACATATCTCGTTGATGATAGGTTTGCTGTGATGACAGAATTCATTGTCAACGTGATCGATCCTGCAGCAGCATTAACTGTGGTGTTTATCGTATTGAAAGTCGTAGACGTATACGTCTTTCTTATCTGAGAATTAGCAGTATATCCTGTCAGATCAAACGGATTGCCATCTACATCGACGAGATATACGTTATAGGCAAAGTTAGCACCCTGATCTACAGTTATGTTTGTTTTAATTGCCATTTTTTAAGCTATCTACTTCTGCTTTGAGTTCTTTTACTGCTTCGATCAGAAGAGCGACGATCCTATCATACTTGATTGCTTTGTATCCGTCATCTCGTTCTGCTACAAGCTGTGGCAATACTTTCTCGAGATCTTGTGCTATGATGCCCACATCATTCTTACGAACAAACATGGCATCCAACCCACCCTGAGATTCGATGTACGAATCTTTCCAATCAAATGTGACGCCATTAAGCAATGCCAATTTTTCTAACGGATTAGATATGTTAGCGACATTTTCTTTCAATCTCTCGTCCGATGATGAGAACGCCGTGATATTGCCACCTGCAGTAAGCGCACCGGTTATAGTTGCAGTGGTACCTACAGTTATAGCGCCATTTATAGTTGTAGTACCTGTTATTAAAGCACCCCCAACAACATGCAGTTTTTGTGTTGGCGCGGCTGTTCCAAGACCGACATTTCCAGCACTGTTTATATGTAATGTTCTTGTATCTGTACCTGCAATTTTTTGAACCAAGAAAACATTAGTACCTTCTGCTCCAGCCGTAGGAGACGCTATTTCTGAAATAAGTTGAGCATAATTTAAATTAGTTGCGGCGTCATTTCTTCCCTGCCAATAGATTCCTGCTAGGTTATCGCCCGCTAGCGGAGAAGCGCTGGTCCTACGAAACACAATATCAGGACCGGTACTATCATCAGAATTAGTAGATTCCACTAATATTCCAGTACCAGCAGTGTTGCTTGTTATATGTAAAGGTGCGCTAGGTGAAGTTTGTCCAATCCCGACATATCCAGAACTGTTTATATATAATGTTCTTGTATCTGTACCGGCTACTTTTTGTGTCAAAAAGACATTAGTACCTTCTGCTCCAGCCGTAGGAGATGCTATTTCTGAAATAAGTGAAGCATAATTTAAATTAGTTGCGGCCGCATTTCTTCCCTGCCAATAGATTCCGGCTAGGTCATCTCCTGCTGCAGGAGATGAACTGCTCCTACGAAACACAATATCAGGACCGGTACTATCACCAGAATCAGTAGATTCCACTAATATTCCAGTACCAGGCCCGGTGCTTGTTACAATTAAAGGTGCATTAGCTGTCAATCCGTATCTGAAATAATTATTCTGACCTAGGAAATGTGTATTCCCTGGAAATTCTATGCTTGCTGCTGCAGTATAATTGATAGATCTTACAGTCAGCGTGTTTGCATTGATGTTCTTGATCCATAGCGTATCATTAGTCATCCTTGCATTAGCAAATCCAGATGCAGCTGTAGGATTTCTGCGGATTTCTAATCCATTCCTATCGATATAGACGTTTGCTTCTACATCACCCGCTCTTATCGTATCGATTGCAAACAGATTATTTGTATTAGCATTCATAGTCGAGAGGTATGTGTTTCCCAATCTCAAAGTGTTTTTTAACACCAAAGAATCACTAGTGATATTGCTGCTTCTGATGACAGAATTGCCCATCGACATAACGACATCTGTATAGAATGCAGTTCCGCTAAGATACACGCCTGTATCTGTTATCACTGTATTAGTAGTCGAAGATGATTGTATTAATATAGAAGACGCATTTATAATAGAATTAGAAGATCCTGAACTGATCCTAAGAAATCCTGTATTCGCTAATGACACTGAACCAGCGCTAAATTTTCCTGTGATAGCTGCATTGCCAACAGCAGTATTTGAGTTAGTAGTGACCGCTGTATTTGAGATTACAGTTATGATCTGATTAGTTTTCGCTAACCATTGGCCAAAAGAATCTGTAGATTGAACTACGTTAGCAATTAGAGCTGTCATTTAGTTTCCGATGCCTTTATTAGAAGATCTTTTAAATCCATCAATTCGCTTTTTAACGATCCGACTTCTTCTCTCAATGTATTTATTTCATTTTTATCCTGTTGATTTCCGATAATATCACTTGAGTCGATGTTTTGATTGAAATAATTTAAATTATCTATATTCATATCTGATGGTTTGTCTTTATCATACCTATATAATTCTGTGACGTCTTTAACGAGAGGTGCATTCGATACATCTTGATAGTTATATCTATCGAAAGGATCTGTGTTAGTCATACCTAGAGGCATAGCATTGAATGATATTATCTTCCTGTATTTTTCAGTATGTTTAAGGTTGTTAGATGCTGTCGAATGTTCCAACCAGGCAGGAAAGATGATTAAAGATCCTTCTTCAAAAGGATTCGTATATTCTGTTCTAAATCTTGTTGAAGGTTTATCTTTGTTTTTAGCAGGAACAATTATGTGACTATAAAGATCATGGCTATAAAAAGTAGTCCCGGATGATCTTTCATTCCCGTCAAGATAATATATGCCTGCTAAAAATGAGTTATTGTGAGTATGTCTATGATGATACCCGCCTTCTGGATGAACTGTTCCCCACATTCCCGTCATGCCTATATTAGGCAAATATCCTAAGTCATCCATCACATATTCTAGACTCTTTTGGAAAAAATCTCTTAGCGGGTTAAATATAAGTTCTTTATGTAATTCTGCGCTAGTAAAATACAATCTATTATTTGTTGTATGTCTTCTGAAATTTTCTTTATCTGACATGTATTCTAACCATTGAGGTTTTAATACATGATGGTGTTTGAATTGCATCTTATATATAGGAATGCCGAAAAGGCCTTGGGTGATAGCTTCTATCTTACTCTCATCTTTTATCATTTTCTAGGACTTTCAATAATAAATTTTTCAAATCACTCAGATCATTTTTCATAGAATTTACATCTTCTTTTAAAGAGCTTACTTCATCAAACTTTTCTTTAGTTTCTTGATGCTGCTTTCTTTTTTCTTTATATACTCGAAGGCCTTCTAGATCTTTATTCAATATTGCACCCGGATTTCCTTTTTGTATTGCAAAATCATCATTTTTCATAATATTCTCACATCTGTAATGCTATTGCTCTCACGTCTCTCATTGTTGGATATTTAGCGCCTTCATCTGACAACAAGACAAGCTTTATGCCAAACATATTAAATCCTCTATATATTGCATCGGATTCATCATAATATGTCAATGTTCCTGCAGAAACAGCACCGGATGCGCCGATATCAGAATATCCATATAAAGTGTTATTAGCAGTTCCTGAAGGACGAGCGGTTGCTTTCGGAGGACCAAATGTATATTCTTTATAATCTTCTAGGTTATTAGGAGAACTAAAAAGCAACTCGCCATCGTTTTGATATGACAATTCAGTCCACACTTTAGCATCAAAATTGCTAGGATCAGAATCAGCATTAAAGAATTTAGCATACGCTTTAATATTTGTGCCTTTTGGTCTATATCCCGTCACATAAACAACAAGATCTTCTGCAACTGCATCTAAAATAACTGTTTTAGAAATATATTTTGATTTTGATTTTCCAAATTTAGTCCATTCATTAGTATCATCATTGTTAATTATATTTTCGATATAATTAAATGTCCTTGCTTTAAAATTGACTACAGGAGAAACATACGGGCTATATGACACCATATTAATCTCATAAGTAGCAGTACCCTTAGTCCCAAACGTACCTAACCTGACTTCATTAGAATAGCTCTTAACAGTCCTCTCAAAGTCTCTGTATTCACGGAGAGACTCGTTATCAGGAATAGTCGCAGTTCCGTCTTTTGTGTTTGGCGTAGTCACTGTTACTGTAGTATTGCTCGTGCCATAATATTCTGTTGAGATATATGATCCTGTAGGTTCTACCATCTTAAATTTAGGAACAAACCCGTGATATTTAATATCATCTATCGTTGATATGGTTGCATTAGCAACTCTGTAAGTTTCAGTGATATAAGTTGTATTAGCAGGATCTGGAGTCCTATATATTCTTAGATTTCTATAATCTCCAGTCGTTGAACCGTTCGTACCATTGGTGAATCTGCCGTTAGAATTTTCTAAAAATAGTATACCTGCGACTTCATCT